ATAATAAGATTGACCATATTTTGAATAAGATTCTTTAGTCATAGTAAAAATATTATTCGACAAAAGGAAATAACTTTTGATTTGGATCTTCATCGATTACTAAATTAAAACATTTAGTAATCACATCTTCGATAACATTCATGAATAATTGTTTTTCATAAAAAATGAAGTGGGATCTACCATCATAATATTCTGTACCATTAGCGTCTACATTATAAACTCCTTGTAATTTTACTGTGGGAATTTTTAAAGCTGCTTCGTGAATTTTATCTGGATATGTCCAAAAATCTTCTATAACTAAAAAATCTCCCCATGAAGAGTTATAGACATTAACATTGAAATTATTAATTGAAAATAATTCTGGTGTTATTAATATTGGCAAATTTGAATTGATCATACAAATCTCGGACCCATAACCCATCCGACTAAAGATTTTCTACAACCACTTTTTATTTTTTTTACTCGATGTCTCAATGAGCTGTCAAAAACAGTAATCACTCCTCTTTCTTTTGGGATAGTAATTAATTCGTTAGTGGCAGATGATAAAATCTGTACCTCTCCACCCTCATATTCACTTGGATCTGATAATTGTAAAGTAAATGATAATTTTCTTATAATACCATTTGGATCTGGTTTACTACTATCATTATGCCAATTGTAATATTCTCCTTCGGAGTATGATGTGTATTGTATTCCATCCCCATCAAAATACTTTATATCATAATTAAAATTATCTTCATTCGCCAAAGAAATAAAATAATAGCAAAGAGCACCGATCCAAGTACTTGCTGGTATAAATTTTATTTTACTTTTTCTAATATCTAGATTAATTTCTCCACCAGCAGATCCATAATCCATAGTGTTTTCGGAAACATCAAAAGTTTCCTTTATTTCTTTTTCTATGATATCCACCATCTCTTTAGGAAGACCAGTGTTAAACCAATACATATCAAATTTTTCTGTTATAGAATTGAATTTAAGCATCACTGTTCTCCATAAAAGTGTTTAATATTTTTTGAATGTCAACATCACCTTCGTACCCAGAATATTGAAATACCATTGTTATTCTACCAATGTCTTCCATTAAAGACGTTGGTGGTCGAGAACCATGATACATGTAAGTAGGTGATATAACGATTCTTCCTGGTTTAGGAATTACTGAAATTGTAAAGTCTGGATTTGGATCTCTTGAAAAATATGTTTCTCCTCCCCAATGAAATTCCCATCTATCGTTTAAATAAACAATAAAACTAACTCCATAATCATAATCAGCATCTTTGTGAGTATCACAAAAATCAATTTGTCTAAACATATTAACTAAAACCCTATCAAAATTTGGAATATTAAAAGAGAAAGATTCTCTAAATTTTTCCATAATATCTTTTATGATGTCATCATCAATTGATAAATGAGCGGTAAAACTTGAAACTCTTTTTGTTTGATCGTTAGTTAATTCATAACACTTTAAAGAGTAAGCCCACTTGTTCAAAAAGATAATTTCTTCTTCTGTGAAAAAATCATCAACAATAATAATATCTTCGATAAAATTAATTTTCATTACCGTATACACTCCTGAACCAACCTGTCAAAATATACTTGTCTTGAGTGAATACCGTATTTCCTCTATGTAAATGTGTATAAGCAGCTGGCCACAAAACTGTTGTGCCAGCTGTCGGTCTGATTCTTAATTTCTGATGAAAAAATTCAGTCTCTGCTTCACCTTCTGGCATATCATTTAAGTAGATCATCCATGCTACATGACGACTGTTGAACATTTGAGATCCATCCATTCTTTCGGTATGCCAAACATGGTATCCCCCACCTGGGGGAGTTCTTTGCATTTTAATTTCTGTCGATACTAATCTAGATGTATTTAAATCTGGATATTCTTTTGAATAAAGATTGTAAGCTTCTTGAAGGTGCTCGTAACAAACGTCTGATAATTCGGAATCCAGTATATTTACAAATACCGCGGTGTCATTTCTGCCTGTTTTCCCAATATTGAATTGCTTATCTCCAGCAGAAATTATACTATCTGGCAAGATTTCTACCGAAGAATTTGTGCCGAAATTTGTTTTTTTGTCTTTAATAATATATTCAAACCATTGAATATATTCATCACATATTTCTTTGGGCATCAAATTTTCAAATAATCCAATGTGGTCAATAATTTTCATAATTAATTAAATCTCCAAATATTATTTAGGTTAGTCCAGAAACAGATCCAGTATAAGAATAAGTATAAGTTTGATTTGCTCTAATAGCTCTTCCAGCGGCTCCTCCAGCATTACCTGATCCAGCAGTTCCCCAATCTCCTCCAGAAGATCCAGTATTTCCAGCTCCTCCTGGGTTTCCAGGATTTCCGCTGTTTCCTCGTGCTCCAGCATTACCAGTAGCTCCTCTGCTGCCAGAATTTCCTGCTGCTCCAGCAGCGCCATTATTTCCTGGATTCCCAGCATTTCCTGGATTACCATTATTTCCTCTAGCACTAACTGTTTCTGAGGTATTTGAACAGTTAGCTCCGCCTCTAGTTATAATTCTTCTAGTCCAAGATCCTGCCGTTCCTGTATTACCAGGACCGCCAGCACCACCACCTCCACCAGCAGTTGCTCCAGTTCCAGCCGTACCAGCAATGCCAACAGATCGAGTCCATGTTGTAGGAGAAGCAGATCCAGCGTTTCCTGGACTACCAGCATTACCAGGATTTCCTGCGCTTCCATTAACGCCAGCATTACCAGTTAAAACACCAGATTGGTAGTTATATCCTCTACCAGCTCCCCCAGAACCGCCAGCGCCTCCTGCTCCCCCATTTCCCGCAGTTCCTCCGCCACCACCTGTTCCACCAGCACCTCCAGGACCACCTAAACCATTTTGTCCTGGATTCCCGCTATTTCCAGCATTACCTCGTGCTCCAGCATTACCAGCAGCGCCGCCGCCCCCCGTGGCAGTTCTACTACCAGATGTCTGAAATGCTTGTAAATTTCTTGTACAAGAATTAACCCTGTCATATCTATTAGTTGTTCTATCTGGTCTAGTTAAACTAACACTATTACCGCTTGTTCCAGCAGAACCAGGATTTCCAAATGCTCCAGCTCCACCAGCAGTAGCTCCAGTTCCAGCAGAACCAGTAGCTCCAGTATTTCCATTTGCTCCAGTATTTCCATTAGTACCAGCGGTTCCATTAGAACCAGTATTACCGCCAGTTCCACCTCCACCACCTCCACGAACGGCACCAGTTGAACCAGAAACTGTGTATCCAACAACAGAAATCAAAATAGCATCGCCACCAGGATTTCCTGCTCCACCACCAGCAGCTCCACCAGTTCCACCAGCACCTAAAACAGTGCCATTGTTTATCTGAACATTAACATTTCCAGCAATAGTACCTGTTCCAGAAGATACAGCAGTATTGCCTGTTGTCGAAGCTCCAACAGTACCACCAATAACAACACGTTTTGGGACAACCTTGGAATAATTTCCGTTCCACTGAGTTAATCCAGAGATAACAACATCAGTATCAGTTCCAGACTGAGTAATTACAGATTCTTTAATAGTATTTCTATAATTACTGGCTTTTATATTAGCATTTGTTGTTGGAACATTGGCATTTTCAGTAGCATCATAAATGTATGGTGCTGCTGTAGTATTAGTTGTTTTTCTTTTTAATTCACTGTATGAAATTGAACCTGATGTTACTTCTTTATAAGTGTTTCTTAAAGCACTTAAGGAAATAGCACCAGATCCAAAATTAGTTGTGGTACTGGACGTAATAGCCATATTACTTATTCTTTAATGACTGTACTTCTTCTTTGAGTTCTTTAATAGCTTCAATTAGTAGTGGAACTAATCTTTCATACTGAACGGCAAGATAACCATTATCTCTTTCGGTTACTGCTTCTGGGAGAACGTCTTTGATCTCTTGAGCAATAACACCAACTTGACGCTTCGTAATATCTTTGCCCTCTGCCAACTCATTCCAGTTATATTTAACACCAGAAATCTGTGTTACCTTATCTAGGGCGCTATCAATAGTTTCAATATTTGTTTTTAATCTTCTGTCAGAAGAAGCAAAAGCAGTAATGTCATCAATACAGGAGAAAGCACCTGTATTAGTAATCCAAGCAACATCTGTAGCACCTCTACGGAATCTTACGACTTCAGTAGAATCTGATCCAGCATTAACGTACCATCTGTTTGAATGATACTCTAATTTACCTTCAGCAGTTCCAGCATCTCCAGTCCAAGTAGTAACATTAGTATGTCTATATGATGAAGTATTTCCTAGGCGTAGAACACTAGATGAATAGGTTAGTTGAGCACTAGCACCTAAACCACCAGGAGATGTGCCATCGTGATATTGAATTTGACCAGCAGAACCGCCGATAGGGAAGTTTACCCATTCTGGAGCAGAAGCAGCTTGACGTAAATATTGACCAGTAGTTCCTTTCGCTAAGAATGCTGTAGCATCAGTACCAGTTTGATATGGAATACTTCCAGCAGCACCAGCAGAGATATTGGTTGCTTTAGTTGCCGATGAAGCATTACCACTTAGAGAAGCGGTAATAGTTCCAGCAGAGAAGTTACCTGAACCATCTCTAGCAACAAGGTTTGTGTTGCCAGATGTAGAAGCAGTGACATTAATAGTTCTTGCTGTACCACCATCAAATGTAGTACCAGCATCATAAGTTAAGTATGTTCCAAGAGATAAAGCAGCAGATGTAGAAGCAGTAATTGTAATATTAGCTGTTCCATCAAAAGCAACTCCATTAATGTTTCTAGCGGTTGCTAGTTTTGTAGCACTGGAAGCATTGCCACTTAACGTAGCGGTGATTGTTCCAGCAGAGAAGTTACCTGAACCATCTCTCTTAACGAGAGTATTATTAACGTTAAGCGTGGCAACTGGATTGTTACCTTCGTGGTGTACTTGATACTTAGTTGAAGTGCCAACAGACCAACCACCCCAGAATAGGTCATTAGTACCACCATCAAGACCAAAGTAACCAGCGTAATCTCCAGATACATGGAATGTAATGAAGGCATCTCTACCAACAGTATCATTAACAATTGTAAGTGTCTTATTGCCAGAACCAGAACCTTGATCACCAGAAGCTGTATTGATAACAACTTTATTGCCAGCAAGGAGAGTTAAATCTCCTGACATAGTATCGCCAGACTTCAATACGTTTAGAGAAGCAGCACCAGTCAATGAAGCAGTAATTGTTCCAGCAGCAAAGTTACCAGAACCATCACGCTGAACAGCAGTGCTAGCATTGTTCAAGGATGAGAATGTAATATTACCAGCGTTCCAAACTACATTACTGTTTAATGTAAGAGCATTAGCATTGGCAGCTAAAATGTTTAATGTTCCACTACCATTGGTTGAGTTTCCACCAGAAACAGCAAGACGTACATTATAAAGACCAGCAGGAGAACTACTTGATCTGAAATCGATCACAGGAACAGAAGAAGTTCCATCAGTTCTGCCAAGAGATAGTCTGGCAGTGCCAGAAACTGATTCTAGTTTAGCTACATCAAAAACACCAGCATAGTTACTGATATTATAGTCATTAATAATTTCGTTGGTTTGTGTATTGCCAATTCTGTAGGCAGCAGCAATATTACCAGAAATTAATCTACCAGTAAGAATAGTGTAATCTAAAGTATCATCGATATTATTTGAAGATGATACATTAAGGAGTTCAAAATCACCAACTTTAATACCAATGGAATCAAATAAGTCGATGGTTAATCCAGAAACAAATGGAGCTTCTGAAAGAATTTTGCCTGAAATATAAACATCATAGAATGTTTGAGCAATATAAGATTGTATTCCTAAACTATCGTTAACATTTGTGGATCTTAAATATGATGAAATATGTGAAGGACCAATAATACCTGAATTGATATTATAACCATTCTGGTAGAAAGTACCTTGTCTGCCATCAAGTAGGTCGGCATCCATTCCAGTGCCAACACCATCATTAATAGAAGTCCAAACTTTAGCCCAGGTGCTGAACGAAGAAACACCAGAACCAGAACCACGAACCCAAAGATTGTTATTATCAGTGAAAGCTAATTGCCTTACACCACCACCAGATGTATCAGAACCAGTACCAAATTGACGGAATGTAATTACACCGTGTCTTGTGCCACCATCAGCAAGACCATCAGCAGTATTGTTTCTTGTATCAGCAACAATACCTTCATTGAATGTTGAAGGAGATGGAGAAGATGATGGGTTGTTGACGCTAGTTGTTAATCTGAGGGTATTAGCAGATTGTCCAGAAATATCAATACCATACAGACCACTACCTAGCTTATCTGGACTGATGGATAGGTTGATTAGATTCTGACCATCTCTATAGTATAGACCTTGCTGACCATCTAGTAAGTCAGCATCTAGACCTGAACCAGTACCAGTTTTAAGTTCTACTGAACCATCACCAGATAATCCAATATTGAATTGGGATTTTTTGAATCTAGCAACACCAGTATTTCCATATTCGTTAGCTTCAAGAGTTTTAGCATCAACTCTCTTAATATCAATACCAACGTTAGCAAAGTTCTTAACACTAGTATTTTTCTTAGCCTCAAGAACAGCATTAGCACCCAAACCAAGTTGTGGTGGCAATTGGGTGATGGAGAAATCTGCCGAGTATGCAGTACCGCCACTAGTTACTAGAGCAGATGTGATGCTTCCGCCAACTACAGTAATATTTGCTTTTAATCCAGTTCCAGTTCCACCAGATAATGCTGTGTCATAATAAACACCATCTGTATATCCAGTACCACCAGCAGAAACTAAAATTTTATCTACGAAATTACTTAAAGTTAATGTAGCATCTAATAGAACTGGAGATTCTGGTCTGACAAATTCTATAATAGTATTTTGAGTAATTAATTGAGTTACTGAAGTGGATAAAATTACCGTTGTGTAAGAAACATTATTTACAGTGGTTACAAATGTATTTGATACAGTAGTACCAGAAGGAATTCCTGGTGCTATTACCACATGACCAATTAAAATTTGTGTGTTTAATTTAAATTGGAGAGTATTTTGGTTTGCTGCTGTTTGATCTGTGGTAAAATCAAAATATCTTTCTTCCGATGGCTTGATTGATTGTACGGCAGCGGCATAAGAAGAATCTCCTCTTAAGAAAGTAAAGGAGTTTGCTTCTCCAGCATTACCAGCAAGTCTAGAAGACGAAATAATACCAGAAGTAATATCCTGTGCTGAAATCGAAGAGGTGGATAGAGATACCCAGTTATTTGGATTGGTGGCAGAAGTATTAACGGTTCTTATTACAGGAACAGTAATGGGGGAAACATTGGTAGATTGAATTGTATCTACATCTGAAATTTTAATATTATTAACAATATCGACATAAATTCTGGATTCAATTAAACCAACAGCTTCTGCTTGTGTTCCGCCAACACCAGGAGCAGAGAATGTAATAGATGGAGCTGAAGTATAACCAAAACCACCTTTATAACCATTGTAATCTACAATTGTTACAGTAACTACTTTACCATTAACAACAGTACAAGAAGCCGAAGCAGAAACTCCTCCTGATTGTTCTGGAGCTGTAATAGAAACCGAAGGTGGATTTAAATCATCATACCCAGCACCTTGATTGGAAATATTAATCTTATAAAGAACACCTTGGCGATACTCTGTAACTTCACCTTGACCAGTGGAAAGGCTGCCAGTGATAAATGCTCCAGTAGCAAATTCTAAATTAGTATTTACGGAAATACCAATAAACTGACTTTCTAAGTCATTATTTAAGATGTATGATGTAGTTGTTCCAGTTTCAATAGCAATATCACCAGCAAGTGGACCTTCTAAAGCAAGTCTTTCTGCCGTAGTTGCAACTGTAAATACATTAAATGGTCTTAGAGCTGGAATCTGATCGAGAGAAATTTTACCAGAATCAGTAAGTTCTACAAGGTTTCTTGGGACGGCGTTTGTTGAATATGGCTTGTTTAGATATTGTCCGAGGTTATTTGAAATATAATCCTTAACGGCTTTTTGTGTTGGAATTTTGCTATCAGAAGCAAAGTTTCCACCAAGAGTATTAGAAGCATCAAATCCAGTAACAACAACGTCACCACCCTTTAGCTTAAGGAATTCAACTTCCGAGATCGAAACTGTACCAGTGAAGGTAATATTACCAGTTCTGTTTTCAATCTTAGCAAAATAACCTACCTTGAAGTCACCAAGTTCGTCAGTACCAGAAGTATAAACACGACCATAAGCCTGAGATACTTGTTCTAGAGCTTCATTCTTAACACCACCGTTTTCAGGTAGAGCATTATAATCGTTACCAGCACCAGCATATTCCCAAGTGTGGGAAGACGAGTTAACGATAGAAGGTCTGTGTAGACGAATTTGCTTACCTACAAGCTCGGCATTACCAACAGTAATTGGTTGACCATTGCTCTTTCTTTGTAGAAGCATTGCTTCGTTAACGTCAATAGTTGATGTGAAAGGAGGACCAACTGTAGTTAATCTTACGTTATCGATGAAGTATTCAATAGCGGAATCTTGATTTTCGTAATCAGCAAATTTAATAATATAATGCTCAAGTGGTTCTCTTCCAAGACCACCAACAGTAAATACAGTTCTACCAGTAGCAGTTGTAGTTACATTAGTAATTGTACCAATGTCAAACGAATATGGTTCTTTTCTATAACCTCTTGCTCTTAAAGCATATGTACCAAAGTTAGTCGCTGAGTTAGTAATCGAAGCATAACCACCAGTATCGGCATATACACCATCTTGAGCGAATAGAACGAATACCGAAACTAGCTGAACATAACCATCATTAATAATCTTGTAACCAGTACCACCAAACGAAATGATCGTGAACTGGGCAGCAACCATCGACTTACCCTGATTTGGATAAGTTGCTTTGGGAACATTATCACCAACTGCTGGATTTAGACCTGGACGTGGGCAGTTTGGTTGACGAATCTTGTCGCCATCAACCTCACAACCACCACCACCTAGGAACGAAATTACAGAAGCGTTTTGAATATATGGAGATGCTTCAATGAATGGGAGATCTAAGTAAATGGCATCTACGTTAACTCTCTTATTATCAGCATCATAAATTGTATTTTCTGGATAGACAATTGTTGGAGTATACAGAGTTCCGTAACTCTTTTCTACCACACTACCGTTAGCTAAAATATCATCAAGAATACTAAATGATGTTGTGATTGCTGTAGCAACATTAGCACAAGTTGGGAGATTGGTGTCAACAATAGTTGTGGAATCAATAAATTGGGGAGCAGTAGCAAATTCTGGAACATAAACAATTCCAGTTCCATCTCCAGTTTTCCAATTTCTCATCGCTAAGATAGCAAGATCTCTAGCCTTAGTAAATGCTTCTCTAGTTGGTTGTAGCTCAGCTTGTGGAATGCCAGTTAAAGCGTTTCCTGTGTAGTAAGATTCTCCAGAACTAACGATACCAGCGTTGCCGCCAAGAATTAAATCTCTTCTTAAAGCACCAAGAATATAACCAATATCTCTACGGCACTTAATTGTTGTTGTGGTTAGGAAGTCACCTTCGTTAACAGCAGGTAGAGAATTAAGATTTCCAGCAGCAATAGCGGTAGTAGCAATAGCAATAAGAGTGCCGATGCTATTACGAACATCAATACAAGAATCTGGGTTATTGTTATTGTTTAATTCTCCCTGAACACCATAACCAAATTCTGTTGGTAGATAACCAGGATTTGGATCTCCAGTAATAGTTAAATCTCTTTCATTTAGCTGGTTGGTTACAGCTAATCTCATTACATCTCTTGCTTTGTTGAAAGCAGTAATTGACTGAGAAGTTTCGCCAACTAATCCGTTGGAAAGAGGAATTGTATTAGTTAAGAAATATCTCTTAGTTGCTCTAATTGTATTCTTGTTACCACCATCATAAAGGTCAGAAGCAACAGCATCTACAATGTAACCAATATCTCTACGGCACTTGCTTTCGCTAGCAAAATAAGTGGTAGCAGTTTCAGCAGGTAGACCAGTTAAATTACCAGCAGTAATTCTGTCTGTAATAAGAGTAGTGGAGTTAGCAATTGCTGTCTGTACATCCGAGCAAGCAGCAGGATCTGTAATAGATACATTTCCGCCGCCACCACCATAAGTAGCAGGACCGCTGCTAATAGTGAGATCCTTATAATATAGACCGTTATAAACGGCAATCTTCATCATGTCTCTTGCTTTATTGAAAGCAACTACTGACTGTGCTTCTTCTCCCAATAAACCATTTGAAATTGGGGATCCACTAGTGAAATATTGTTGAACAAACTTTCTAGAATACTTGTTGCTTCCAGAGAATAGATCGAGAGAAATAGCATCAACAAAGTAACCAATATCTCTACGGCACTTAAGATTACCACTTGCTTTTCTTACAGCAGGAAGACCCGAGGTATTGCCAGCTTGAAGTGTGGTCGTAAGAATAGAAACAAGGTTGCTTACAGCAGTTCTGACATTAGCACATGAAGATTCGCTAATGTTAGATAATGTAGCAGGATCTGGTGTAATAGTTGTATCCTTAACATATAGCTGATTTGTTAAGGCTTTATTCATCCAATCTCTTGCTTTGTTGAAAGCAACAATAGATTGTGATACTTCGCCCTCTAGTCCATTTGTTAATAGAGTAGTAGCATTTTCAAAATATCTGAGGGTATAATCAATAATTCTGGAGTTACCACCAGTTTGAATATCATAAGCAACAGCATCAACAATGTAACCAATATCTCTACGACACTTAGCTTCTCCAGCAGGAGTTACACTAGCACCAGTAGTGATTGTTGGTAAAGTATTAGCACCGTTGATATTGCCAGCAAGCAATCTCGACTGAGCAATAGTTCCTAATGTTTCTACTGCTGTCTGTACATCTATACAAGAAGCAGCATTTCCTGATTGTAGAACGGCAATATCTGGACCTGGAACTCCATAAGAAGCAGGACCAGCAGTTAGAGTAAGGTCTTTAATATAAAGCTGATTGGATACAGCTTTCTTCATCATTTCTACTGCCATAGTGAAAGCAGTATCAGCTTCTAATTCTTCGCCAGATAGACCATTAGCAATCTTGATGCCCGTCGATGGGTTAAAGTATTGCTTGGTAAATCCTACAGTGAATTGATTTCCTCCATCATAAACATCAAGAGAAATAGCATCAATGAAGTAACCAATATCACGCTTACACTTTGCTTCACCAGCAGTTACGAAAGAATCTCCAGTTGTTGGTGTTGGGAGAGCATTAGCACCATTGATGTTACCAGCAATAATTCTATCTGTAATTAAAGTTGTAAGAGTTTGAAGTGCTGATTGTACATCGGAACAAGCTGTTGGATCTGTATTAGAAACAGAACCTCCTCCACCACCATAATTTGTAGGTCCAGTAGTTACACTAAGGTCTGTATATGCTAATTGGTTTGTAACAGCAAGACGGCATTGCTCGGTTGCTTCATTGAAAGCAAATACTGACTGAGCGGTTTCTCCAACTAAACCATTTGAAATAGCTAATCCACTTCCATCAAAGTATAGCTTTGTGAAAGCAATAGAATATTGGTTTCCTCCAGTTGCCGTATCAAGAGAAATGGCATCAACAAAATAACCAATATCACGCTTACACTTAGCGTTATCACCACCAGGAACAGTGAATCCAGGATATTGTGCCTGCATTGAAGCAAAAGCGGCATCAATAATTTGAGTTCTGTTCTTTTGAATTAAACGATAACCATCCTTAAATCTTGATCTAGCGTTAGTTTGAGCGTCCCCAGGATAGTAGAAATCTGGGTAATCTACAGCGATTTGGGCAGCAGCTCTATCAATAATTTCCTGACGGTTTTGCTGAATTAGTCTGTAACCATCCTTAAATCTTGATCTAGCAGTTGTCTGTGGATCATTTGGATAATAGAAATCAGGAAACTCAATAGCAATTTGAGCAGCAGCTCTTACCTTGATTTCTTCTTTGTTAGCCTTAATTAAATTAGCGGCATCATAGTATCTGCTCTGGTAATCTCTAGAGATATTTGGCAGTCCAACTAAATTACCAGCATTCAATCTCGTAGTAATAATTGCCGTTAGGTTAGCAATATATGTTTGTACATCAGAACAAGCAGTTGGATCTGTATTAGGTACAGTAGTTCCGCCTGAAGCATAGATAGCAGATCCAGGTGTAACACTAGTATCAGTTACTCCCAATTGGTTAGCAACCGCTTTCTTCATTTCATCTCTTGCTGAGTTGAAAGCAAGAACTGATTGTGAAATTTCTCCAGCTAAACCATTAGTGGTTAAATTACCAACACCATCAAAATATTGCTTTAAGAAAGCAATTGAATTTGAATTTCCACCTAAGAATACATCAAGTGATACAGCATCGATAAAGTACCCAATATCACGCTTACACTTAGTACCATCTGGATCCGCTGGAATAGAACCACCAGAAGCAGTGTAAGCAGTATTAGTGATAGCAGTTTTATTTTGCTGAATTAGACGATAAGCATCAGCATAACGTGAACGCTCATTGGTTTGTAAATCTCCAGGATAGTAGAAATCTGGATATTGTACAGCAATTTCAGCAGCAGCTGTATCAATAATAGTTTCCTTATTCTTTTGAATTAAGCGATAAGCATCGTTATATCTGCTTTGAGCATTAGTTTGAGTATCCCCAGGATAATAGAAATCAGGATGCTCGACGGCAACTTCTGCTAAAGCACGATCGAGAATTTCTTCTCTATTAGCTTTAATTAGATTTGTCGAATCCTTGTATCTGGCAGCAGAAGAATTAGGACTGATGAATAATTCTGGGTAAGAATCTTCAATGTATCTTGAAGTTTCTTGTTTGATAAACTCTTGGTTTCTAGCGATGAGGTAGCTAGCTTCTACAAATCTATCGGTTTGATTGTTAGAAATAATAGCAATGAATAGATTTGCTAAGTTATTAATAGCAGCTTCTACGTTAGCACAATAAGGCCAAACAGAATCAATAGTTACATCTGGATCATAATATCTGGAAATATTAGAGAATTGGGGAGCATATAAATCTCCAGCTTGATTAATTCTCCATCCTCTCATGGCAAGGACAGCTAGGTTTCTAGCAATATCAAATGCTCTAATTGTTTCCGAAAGTTCGGTAGCAATGTAACCAATTCCTGTTCCTAAAATATAATATCTGGCAGCTTCAATGGTGTTATGATTTCCACCATATTCCATATCACGAAGAATAGCACTTACAAAGTGACCAATATCTCTAATACACTTTGCTTCGTTTGGATTGGTAAATTCTGGGAACTCAGCAATAACTTGCTTGTAAGTTTCGTCTTTGATAAACTCAAGATTGTTCTTAATCAGATTTCTAGCATCTTGATATCTTCTAGAAATATAAGGAGTTGCTTCAAATTTGTTTGGCGAGTTTAAAAGAGATAGAGTTACATAATATGATACAGGAGAAACTGTAGCGTTTGTTGGAGTGTAATTGCTATCAGTAAACTCAGGCATGTTATCTTTAGGGATAACAAATCTTCTTGATCTAGAATCCTCGTCAATTAATACACCTACTTTATCTAGATCATAAATTCTTTGAATGCCATTTAAGTTTGCTAGTTCTGGAGGTAAACCAGAAATTAAAACTTCTTGACCTTCGTGGAAATCATGAATATTATCTACACCTTGAAGTTGGTTTGTATAGAAAATAATACCACCAACTTGAGATTGTTGAGAAGCGTCAATTCTTACAATTGGTAATACAGTGGTTGTGGTTGTGCCATGCTCTACAACTTCACCTTCTGGTCTAATGGATGAAAGAGATACAATAGTAAATGTAAATTCTTGTGCCCAGTTTGATCCATTCCAAGTATATGTAATACCATCATTTGGATGGGTGTAGCTATCTGATATGGATGGAGAAGATGGCCAACCAGTATATTCTACTGGTGCTTCAATGTAGTAGCGAACACTTTCACCCTCAGCAAATACACCGACAGAAGTTTCAAAATCAATAGAACCTTTTTGATACGCGGTTGGTCCTGTTGTTGATGTAAATGATACAACTTTGACGAGACCGATAGCACTAGTGTTTATACCATTAATTGTTTCTCCGACAACCAGACTATTTTCTCCAGAATTGAAATCAAATACTGCCCTGTAAAGAGCTTTACCAAATATTTGATGACCAATAGGGAATCTTCTCTTAAAGTCTCCACCATATGTTGAATCATAGTATAATCTTTGCTTGTCATCAAAAGTACAAGCGAAGTTCCAAGTAGAAACGGGATTGCCTAAGGTGTCCAGTTTATCTCTAAACACCATACCAGTAATATAGTTTTTATCAGCAAACTTAAACATGTGTTTGTTTGGATTTGCTGGTCTTACGGTTACAATTCTCAGCGAGTCACCAACAACAGAACAATCTGGTGGGATTGAAATTGGGTTATCTTCTACATAATCTCCACCAGCAATGATAACCGTTTCTTTTACATTTACTGATTCTGTAGCAATTTGACAACCACGTTTGATAGTTCTTACTGGGGAAGCTACAGATCTACCATCATTCTCGTCATCACCAATCTGTTGAGATACATAAACACGACCACCAACGTCATTGGTAGCTAGATTAAGAACATACTCAGTGGTAGCAATTTTATTTGAATTATCTCCCAATGGAGGAGTGACAGATCTTGGCCAAGTAAGTTCTCCAAAACCTGATTGAATTGGATCATTTACACGAAAACCAACATGTTCTAATACAACTGTTCCATTAGTCGCTTCTCCTTCGCCATGTAGAGGAGGATTGACACCTGTGATGCCAGTATTTTTTGCTCTATATATGTTTCCTTCAAAGTAGCGAATTGAATTTTTTGTTAGAGAAACGCCACCCACCCAAACTTGTTCTGAATTATTGGAAAATAATTTTAAATGAGGGGCTCTATGAGCAAGGTTAGCAGTAACAAAATTTTCTAGGTCTAGATTGAGAATACGAGCAGTATCGGAAATAATGGATGATGAAGTTCTAATAGCACCGTTAACATCAATTTCATAATCAATAGTATCCAAAGAACTAGTTGCTATTGCACCACCACCAGATGTATCACCCTCGGCATTTTGAATTGTTACCGATGGCGCGGTAGTATATCCAGATCCTGGATTAGATACAATAATTGCTATAACTCTTCCGTTCGATAAAATTGAACTTCCAGTAGCTTGAATTGCTCCGAGTACAGGTGGAGGAGGATCAATAATTACTAATGGGGGTGTGGTGTATCCAGCACCTTGAGCAGTAACATTGATGTTATTAACACGACTTCCTGTTCTATTAATACCAATTCTTGGCAATTTAGTCGATGGATCGATTAATGCTCTAAAAACTTCTTTTTCATCAGATCCTTGTCCAGATCTAATTACAAAGTTGTCACTACCGATAATTTTTGGAGTACCAGATTTGATATACTCCTTATCAGAATTAAATTCTAATCCCATGATTGTATCTCTTCCAAGAATTGTTGTTATTACAGGAATTTATTACTACTATTTATCAGTTCTTACCAAGAAACCGATACATTTTGAATGTGGCAAATCCATTTGACTACGCCAGTCGCTCCGTTTGCCACCACACTAAAACTAAATTCTCCAGCATTTCCTGTATCGTAATTTGATACAGTCCAAGTCTGTCCAATCGGAACATCATCTCTAATGACTGTTGTTAAAGATGACAATGATGAAACATCTCCAGAAGAATTACACTTTACCGATGTTTCTATTTTGGCAGAATAAATACCAGTTCCATTTTGTCCAACAGCAATTATATTAGCTGTGATGAAATTTATGGTATTATTTTCTAATTGAATGTACTCGTTTTGTGTAGCACTTTTAGATAAAATAGCAGTATTTAATGCCTTTAATATAAATTCTGATTTCTTTATGTCAGTATAATTGACATTTTGTAATTCTAGTGAATTGACATTTTGAAGATCGTAGTTATCAGAAATGATAGTAGTTTGTTTGACACCAAACCCACCTTCTGAATTAAAAGTTTTTGTATCTACAGCCATTTTAATTATCTAATGAACGTTTTTAAAATAGTAAATTCTATACTAGAACCGCTAGAAACAGAATTATCTAATGTGGTTGTTACACGAACATTACCATTAGAATCAAAATCAAAAGTGGCGTCGTATAAAAGATTCCCAGAGAGTAATCCTTCGTACTCTATGTTATATATGTTTGCTCCATTGGCAATAATATTATAATCAACCATATGCTTTTCATATGTTGATATATCAACAGCAACGATAGTAACTTTACAAGCAGCTGCTACATCAGGATCATAAAGAACATATGAATTGAAATTATTTGTGTCTTTAACTAATGTGAATTTATTAGTTTCTAATACAGCATTAGCTAATCCAAAATAAGTTAATGTTCTATCTAAAACCTTTTCTCCAGTGTATGAACCTTCGGTGAAAGTTTTATTTACATAGATGTCACCAGTAGCACTTAATCTCAGTAGAGCATCATTAGTAAGACCAGATTTTAATCCGATATCTAAATTATTTTTACCAGAATATAATTTTGTGATTGTAGCACTAGAAGAATTGATACCAAATGTGTCGCTAGAATATCTAACACCATCAACATTAATGTTTAAGATATTATTATTTGATGTTATGGTATTTGCTGTTTGGAATGTTAATGATGTTTTTGTAACACGGAGGGTATTATCTCCATCATTATAGAAGTATAAAATATTTTCATTAGCACCAGATGCTGATTCTGGAATAATATAAGTGTTACCATCAACGTCTCTTACTCCTCCTAAGCTTGTCCAAGCAGATCCGTTATATCCTTCGTATTGTGAAGTAGCGGTATTAAATCTAACAGCACCAGCTTCAGCAATACCTCTATTTAAACTATTGCCAACTGGGAGAACTAAAGAAGTTGTGGAATTTACTTTAACTAGTTTTCCAGTAAATGGAGTAATAGTGATATCATCAGTAACACTAGAAATGTCGCTATTAATAATTTTTAATTTGTTGTTTACATTAACTACGCTGTTAATATTAACGTTATTAACATTGTTGAATGTTATATCGCCATAAATGGTTCTGACGTATTCATAATTATCTGTTATTCCTGAAGTGTGTGTTGGAGCAGAACCACCAGATGTTAAATTTGTAGTTACTCGATATACATAAATTCCGTTGTATACCAAATTATCTTGTTCATATGCCGTAGCTGGTTCCCATTTAAGTACACCAACTAAATTGACAGATGATATTGTATTAGCTGATCTAAACTCTAATTTATCTTGATCTACTTGTAAACTATTGAATCCGTTATTATAGAAGTATAAAATATTTTCATTGGAACCAGCTGAAAGCTCTGGAATAATATACGTGTTGCCATCAACGTCTCTTACTCCTCCTAAACTACTCCAATTTGTTAGTCCATATCCTTCAAACTGATGATTTGATGTATTAAATCTAATTGATCCAGTTAGAGCAGATCCTCTTTCTCCACTTGTTCCAGAAGGAATAACCAACGATGTTTGGGAATCAACAATGACATTAGTGCCAACAGATGGTTTGATAGTTAATCCAGAGAGTTTAGTTTCTATTAGATTCGGGGAAAGTGTTAGATTTTGATTTACACTTAAAGAAGTATTTTTTATATCAAGAGAACCATTCGATGAAACTATTGAATTAATACCTTCAAAAACTAAATCTGTAGTAGTAATGTTTAGAGTATTGAGGTTATTATTATAGAAATAAAATGTATTATCGTTAGCTCCTACAGAAGATTCTGCAAGTAAATACGTATTGCCATCAGTATCTCTAACACTACCTAAACTAGACCAAACATTTGTATTTCCATCATATCCTTCAAATTGTCTTGTATCGGTATTAAATCTGATAGCTCCAGTTTCGGCATCTAATTGGGGTCTTTGTACTTGAGTTCCAACAGGAACAATTAGTGCTCTATTAGAATTAATTTTTATATTTTTTCCAGGAGATGGTTGTAATACTAAAGGATTATCTAACAATGTAGAGATTACGTTATTAGAGATATTTGTAATATCATTAACGTTCAATCCATTAAGACATTTAACCTCTCCATTAGTCGTTAAATTTCCATTAGAACCTTCAATGGATAATGTAGTGACGCTGTTGTTGAAGAGATTAATTCTACTAGTAGAAATATTAATATCGTTAATAACATCAAATTCTAAAATATTTGTGGCAGATAATTTTGGTGTAGTTAAATTGGAAGTTACATTAATAGTATCCGAAGAAATTATATCGGAAGTTAAATCATCTACTAGTCCGATTGAAGATGTCAAGGATACTGACTCCACATCTCCAGTTAAAATATCATTTTTAATTGGATATGATACCGAAATATTTGTGGCGGTGAAAGATAACCCACTACCATCACTGGTGGATGTGATTGAATATGTAGCTTGATCCTCTAAGTTACCTATTCCAGAAATTGTAATTACATCTCCTACTGAATATCCAGAACCTGCTTGATTTACTGAAATATTAGTGATAGATCCTCCACTCACATCTGTAATTACAATCGTTCCACTCCCAGATCCTATTGTAACTTGATCGTTAATTGTATAACCAGAACCTGGATTATTAATTGTTGCTGAAGTAATTTCTCCTCCAGTTACTCCAGTAACGGTAAATTCTCCACCCGTTCCATCGTTAATACTTAAAACATCGTTGACAAAATAATTTTGTCCTCCATTCTGAATATTAACTGTAGATATATTTCCGCCAAGTACCGATGTAATGGAAACTGTGCCATTATTACCACCAGAAATAGTTAAAATTTCTCCCTGAACATATCCAATACCACGACTATTTACAAGAATCGATGTAATTTCTCCTCCAGGAGTTACTCCTGTAATATCAATTGTGGCGTAATCAAAAGTAGAAGAACCTCCTACATAAACGATATCACTTACTTGATATCCAGATCCAGGCTGATTTAAAGTTACTGATGTTACTAGTCCAGCAGAATCTACGGTATAATCTACTGTCAATCCAGTACCACTTGAAGTTACAGGAAAAGTTGCCTGATTTGTATAATTACCTTGAGTGTAATTAAGTCCAGAATAACTTAATGAAACCGAAGAAACCCTTTGTGTAGCGGCAGCAATAATATCTACTGTAGCGCCGTTTCCAGATCCTCCTACTAAACTATATGTATTCGTAGTATATCCAGATCCAAAATCTGTAAGATTGATTGTATTGATAGCACCATCATTAACTACACTGATTGAAACAGTAGCTCCAGTGCCACTTCCACCTGTGGTTCCATGTATTCCACTAAAATAATTACTTCCAGAAACAATACTATCAATAGTTCCGATGATACCTCTAGTGGAAGCAACTATATCTAAAGTTAATCCTGAACCAGAACCTCCAGTCGTTGGAACGTTCAAACCAGAAACATAGTCAGATCCAGGAGATATTGGTCCTAATACAGAAGCTAAACCATTTACTGAGGCTGTAATGTCTACTGTGAGACCAGAACCACCTCCCCCTGTAGTTGAAACATTAGTTCCATCTACATATGTTTGACCAGCATTAATTACCGTAAAAGAAGATACTCTTCCAGTTGGAGAGGAAGATATATTAGATGGATCGACGGATAATACATCATTAACTATGTAACCATAACCACCTTCAGTGATAGTTACATCAGAAACTGTCCCGTCTTGCTGGACTGTAACGGTTGCTTTTGCTCCAGCACCTGTTCCTCCAGTTACATTTAAATTTGGATAAACTCCTTCTTGATACCCAGATCCATAATTGGACACGGTAATGTTGGCGGTTGATATAGACCTTTTTTCAGCATAAAAATTTTGGGCAAAATAAGACCCAGTTGGCGAGAATGATACTACTGGTTTCCCGCCAGCGGCAAATCCTAGACGTTGAGGACCATCTTTATAAATTCCTAAAGTTACATCTGATTGGAAAGTGACGGATGGTGAAATTAAAGATCCATCATCGTATTTTGTCTGTAAGACAACTACACTAGATTGCCCTGATGTATAATCATATAGATCTTGAGCAATTGAATTAATCTTTTGCCTTTGAATTTCAAAAGTGTCTGTTTTGGCAACGGATCTAAGAATGGCCATTTCTTACTATCTCTCTAAGAAGCTGTTTAATTTCAGATATTTCTTCCTTCAAAGTATTTATGTCTTGAAGAGCACTGTTAAAAGAGCGTGAAAAGCTTTGTTTAGAGGGCAATTCATTGTTAATGATTGCCCCTGTATTAACGTCACGAATTAAATTTTCGTGTCCTTTTACCTTTAAGTATTTTGTCATTTAGAATGAAGCAACGGCTCGTAGATCTTGAATTTTTGGAACATATGCTGGATTGTCAGTTTTCATAATAACTTTTATAGCAAACGAAGTAAACTCTGGAAGATCTGAAGCACTGAATTGTAATTCTTGATAATCTTCTTGCTTTTCGAATTGTCCAGAAATTGAATTAGATGGTGATGCTATGTTGGCAAAGTCTGGGTTTCCATCTAGATTGAATGGAATCCAATTAGCATCTTCGAAATTAACAGAACTTGAAGATTCTCTAATCTTATAGAAAATTTTGATATTCTCTACGTCAGTTAGATTTACAGTTGTTCTTACATCGATAGATGTTCCAGGATTATTAATGCCAACTTCTTTAGTTACGTACTTGGCAATAGAAGAACTATTCGAGGCATCTGTTTCCGCAACGTAATCTATACCCTTTGTATAATCCATAGAAGAAACTTCAACATAAATTGGGTTGTCATCTCCAGTAGATAATACAACATCACCAACTCTAAAAATATCTGGTTGTTGATTTGCTTTTACAGATTGACGAGCATATAGTTCATCGGCATCCACAGAAGCTGTGTAATTATTATTAATTGCTGTATATGAATTTTCTATAATAAGAATCTTATCTTCAGCATCCCATAAAATAACTTTTCCATTAATTTTATTGGAATAATTTATATCTGGATCTTGTGGATAGTAAGCAATAACGTTAGATCCTTTACTGAAATTGAAAGGAATAGAACTTATTGTAGTCAAAGTAATCGAAATAGACTCAACCTGATTGCCACTTTCATCATAAAGAAGAAGTGGTTCATTTTGTTGGAATGGTGTTGTTGTTCTCAATCTAATAGTTGCTTTACCGTTACTATATTCTGTGATATATCCTTCTGCTTTAGAAGTTTGCCCGACTAAAGATCTATTAGAAATCAGTTCTCCAGCGTTAGTTCCTCCAACTGATAAATTGAATTCAAACAAAGGTAAGAATTTTAAAATTTGATCTCTCTTTCCATAACGATCTTCATAACCAGTGGCATTTTCTACTCTGTTTGTGGCAGTCTTTACTGTTGCTGTTCTTAAATCTATTACTGGGGAAAGAGCAGTATTTGATGATGATAGTTTAAATTTGTATTTTAAACTATATGCTAATCCATTCATAACTTGATTAATTCTGGAAGCAATAAATTTTTGATTTGTAAAGAAGTGTTCCTCGTTTAAGAATGTTTTTTCATAATCTTCTGTTGAATATGAAACATAATTCTTAGTGTCGGAATCTACTGGAACTACATTAGTTGTGAAAACAAATGAATCAATTTTTGTACCTTCTATTTGTAAATATGGTATTTGAGCATAGAGTCTTTCGTATTTTCTGTTATATGTGGCTAGAACTTTTGATCCCCCTCCAATTACACTAGACCCAGCTCCATTTGGACTTAATATATTGTAAACATCAACTCCAGAATTTAAAACTTTGAATAAACGATTATTTAAAGTAACTGAAGAAATGCCACCGACATCTAAAGCATTCTTGAAGTATACATAAGAATCTCCAGTGTCTTCAAATCCATGATCTCTGTGATAAACCTTAATTATAGAATTATTATTTTTGAACAGTGATGAAGTAGCATTTGTAGCTGATCTTACGCTTGTTTCGAAAGGTGAAATATCTAACAATTCATAATCTAAAGTCTGATTAGTTACTTCTAATTCTGCTTCTTTGCTTGTGTCAAATTCAGCACGATACATTACAAATTTAATATCTTCATATAAATCTTCAGTCCAGTTATCTGTATTTTGTGATTTATAAACCGATCCCAGAGCAGGTTGAGTCGTAACTACATTGCTGGTTGAAATTTCAATTTCTCCTAATTGAGAAGCCCATAACTGATATTCAATGGAATCTGTTTCGATAACTAAAGCATACTCCGTATTATTTTGTAGGTATACTGGATGTCTAAAGTTAAACCTAGTGGGAGTTGTTGACTCGGTAATACCAGCAACATCTGTGGCAATACCCATTCTAACTGCTGGAGTATCTATTTCTATTGTAGATTCTATTACAGCTCCGCCAGATCCTTGTCCAACACCTTTTACAACTACAGAAGGAGCTTCTGTATATCCACGACCCGAAAGAGCTACTTCGACATTATAAACTTTTCCATCTGAAATGAATATAGAACCAGTGGCAGCGGATCCCCCAGGAAGTTGTGGACTTTCAATTGTCATTGTTGCCGATTCATAATTAGATCCAACATTTGAAATTCTCAAATCAGACACTTTACCAGAATCTTTTGCTATAAAAATTCCTACTGTTGTGTTATTAGTATTATTGTAATTTGTAATAGATGGTATTGTCAAAGGTTCGTTGGCAACAAATGAAATACCATTGTGATTGTCTAATACTAATGTATATACTTGTCCTTTATTCAGTGTAAAACTATCACTGGTGTCATCTCCAACTCTAACGTCATTTCCGTCAAAAATTTTATATATTGGACCAGAAGCATTGGAATTATATCCAGTTACTTTTTCTCCTTTGTAAATAATGATCGTTTCAGATTCTCCAGTTACATATACTCTTAGATATGTTTCAGGAGTTAATGAAATTTGAGTGCCAGGAATAATATTTTTTCCTGGTTTTCCTGACGTTACATCAGTTAAGTAAGTTCTTAGTGGAATATTCTTACTCTTTTTGGCGAAAAATAAATCTACACCAGTCGTAAACAATCCACCAGTAAAGTTTTCAATCTTAAAGGTTTGTGCCAAAGGATTTGGCTTTACTGGATTGTCTGTATTGCTATCAACTAATTGTACCCCTTCATTTGCTTTAAAGAAAGCGGCGGATGTTGAAGTGATGCTAGGAGGATTTTCTGGTAAATTGCCTGAAGCATAGAACTTAACTTCGGCGTAAGAATCCACAGTAGTTTTGTCTTCATTTGTAGAACTTGAAGTAAATCTAATAGTTTTAATTCCTGTGGTAAATCTAATCTCTTCCTGTCCATCATCATACGAAACTGTCTCTACATCACCAGTCCATCTTGTGTTTGGGATTGGAGGCAATCCTGATGGTACTAAGATTAATCCACTCAGATTGCCGTTAGAATCGGTCACCAGGGGCGATCCAAAGGTAGATAGGGTATTGGTAGGAATACCAGTAAATCTAGTGTCTGGTGCCGCCCAGGCATTAATATCACGCCCTTCCATAAACACATATACTTGTGTGTTTGGTTTTAATCTGTTTATAACAAACTTTACTGGAATAGATCTAGCAAAAAATTGTAGAGATGTTGCTACCTTTTTGCCATTAACACTCTTAGTAGCAATTCCTTTTCCAACTTCATTGTTTTGAGGACTTACATTCGAAGAGCTTGAAATGGAAGCACTTTGAACAGTTGCTTCGACATCTTCACTGTTAATACCAGCAAATGATTCGATGTTACCAAATGATTGATTAGCTCCTACCCAATTAATAATGAAAGAATTATAAATCGATGAATAAGCATCTTTTAAATCTTCTGATTTTGCTAAGAAGATAGAATTCATTTTTGTATTAGAGTCTGTTACTAGAGGTGCTACAGACTGATCGTACCAAGAATCTTGCTGTGGAGAAATAATAGATTCTCCAACATACTGGATTACAACAAATGGATTAGGATTGATTGTCTTGGTGGCATTTTTATTGCCAAGTAATTCAACATTTTTATATGGTAAAGTAACTACACCATCATTAATTACATATCCAGATACTACACGCTGATCGTTACGGGTATTAATCTCTTTTAGGGAGAAACTATCTTCTTTTGTTTGTGGTCTCAATACAGATTGTTGTGTGTCGATAGCACACTTATAATCAATTGATTTTAAATTGCCTACTTTGTGAGTTTCAAAATTGTCTACTAAGAAACCACTCTTATACTTGTCGATTCCTACAGAATCTTTTATTTGCATATTTAATGCTTGCTGTTCAAGAATACTGAGACTTGTATAATATTCTAGACGTTCAATACGCTTTTCAAGTTTTCCAATATCTCTCATTGTATATCTCTTGTTGTCAACAGCAACAATTCTTACATCTTTGCTACTCTTAGTGAAAGCAGGAATGTGAAGATAGCATAGAGCAACGGCATCATCAATTGGTTCTGGTTTTGAAGGATTCAATGATGAATTTCCAGACTTGACAATAAATTCTCCTTGTTTAGTCAAGAACAAACCATCAATTCTATCAAGATATTGTTTTTCACTGAATGACGCTGTGAATGGGAGATTTGAATCTGGAGCAGGAGTTAAGGTAGGAATACCACCCTCGCCAACAAACGTAATATAGTCACTACTATCAAATAGTGATACGATCGATTGATCTTGGAATCCAGTAACTGTCGTATTACTGTCTACTTTTGGTCTAAAATCAATACAATCTCTTAGAGAAATAACTCCATTAACAGAAGAATTGAACAAAGGAATTTCTTCTGCTGTTACACCAGCTTGATGTAAATACGAGTCAACGGTACAGAAATCTCCAGCGGAATGCTCAAAATAGTCAAAAGCAATTATTAGTTGTCCTGTTGGAGCATCAAATCCTGGTTTTAGTACAATACGAGATACATCATAATGAGTGTCTCTTTGCCCATCGTCAAAATTGTATTTGTATGTGACATCAGTACCACTAACTAAGTTTCCAGCACTATCTACTTTTGGCGGATTAGATGTAGTTCCTTCATAGACATACTTCAATTTAAATACATCAGAATATGAATATGTTTTAATGACATCAGAATCATAATCCTGACCTCTCAAAGGAATAACTCTATCTCCAGAAGAAATTACAATCAATCTTTTATTTCTGATTGCTGTTTTTAGTCTTGGTCTTGCTTGTGAAATTTCTACAGTTGCCGTTAACTTTAGTTTTGGATAATTTCCATCAGAAATAATACCAAAATAATTTGATGGTAAATTCTTAATTCTAAAAGCTCCCGCTGTAACTTCGTTGGCACTAATAACAGAGGATTCTAATTCAATATATCTTGAATCAATATAAATCACATCGCCGTTTTCAATAACTGTCGAAGATCCTTTATCTAGAACAGTAATTAGGAAGTTTTCCTCTGTGAAAGCGACAAACTTTTGTGTTCCCACAGGAAGTTGAGCCGTGAAGGTTAGATTGCCACCACTAGCTGACATATCCGTGATGAAATCTTTTCTTACATGATATTTAAATTTTGTATCGCTTGTATCATTAACAAGAGAAGCTACTTGCTTACTACCAGTTGGGAATACTAAGGTAGCAGCAGCATTAGAAATTCTTGGTCTCAATCTAATTATGGTAGCGTTACTGACATCATTCGGTAAAGCATACTCAAGGTAAATTCTTGACTTGTCAATACCATCTGGAGATGTTACATATTGTACTATACTTTTAACTACAACATTTTCAGTATCGGTAAATTGAATGATATCTCCTTGTACGAGAATACCTGATAAATCTGCTCCGAATCCATTACATTCTAAATACTTTCTTCCTTTCCCACCAAAGAAAGTGAAATCACTTACCTGTGAATATGTGGCATATGATGTAGAAGTTAAATCCACATCCGAAGTGAATTTATAGTTATTAAATGTGGAGGAGAATGATTTTACATTTTGTGGGTTATAAGTAAGAACTGTATTTTTAAATAAAACTGGAGTTACAACTGCTTTGTTTGTTTGAGCACTAGTTTCGGTATCAAATGAAACAGTAGGTGGGGTTGAATAAACTGTTTGTACAGCAGCTCTATTTTCTACAGCAACTTTAACTATAGATCCACCATAATTCTGTACACTAATTTTAGATTGGTCAAATATCGTACCGTTAATTACAATTTGACTTGTGTCAGCGTAGCTACTTCCTCTTTTGTTAACAATAAAATGTGAAATTGTATCTTCTTTTGCAATCTTGATAGCATTGTTTTCTTCATCAATAATAGTTTCACCAGGAATAAATTGCCCAGAAAGAGTAGTTACAAATAATGTGGAAATTCCACTAAAGTTTCCAGTAGTATCGTTTTCAATAACACCATATGCTTTACTCTCTTTTCCATAGATATATTTTCCGTTTAAGAAAGTTCCTAATTCTATTTCTCTTTCTAATTGTAAACGAGTGAAGAATACTGGATTGAAGAAAGTAAATCCAAACGTTGAATTATATGGGGTGGTATTACCAGTTCTTCCTCTGGAAATAACAATATCGGTATCTGGATTAAACCCAGATCCTTTATTTAATAGACGAATATTCTTTGGTTTTGCTACACCAACAACAGGTGTAATGCTATTATTATAATCTACAATATATCCCCACTGATTGGAAGATGTTTCCATATCAGTTTGTTCTAGATATACAAATCTTCTCCCGTCAGTTTCGCCATCATCGTATTCTTTGATGAATTTATCTAAAACTCCCTTATCTCCAAGTAAAGTTAATTCCGCGTAAACAGCGTTAGTTGCTGGATTAACTTCTGGTCTATTTACTATACCCTTACCAATTACAGTAGCACTCTTTCCTTCTACTACACCTGTACCTCTTTGTGTTACAAACCAAATAGTATTTGGTAGATCATCGAATGATGTTGGTTGTGTAGCAAGAACTTCTACATAAATTGTTTTGATAGCTTGTTTTAATTGGAATGATTGAGATCTTCTTCCGATAGTATATCTGTAAGAATTGCTTGGTTCTAATCCATTTAATCCAATGGTGCCGTCATTAAATACACTGTTTAAAGATACTGATGGATAACCTGTAATTTCATCACCTACGGTATTCAAAGGTAATGTGCCATAAACATTTGTTATGCTGAATTCTGGCAACCCTTTAGTTTTCAAGGTCACATTATCTCTAGATAATGTATCTCTACCTTTGTTTATGACAATGGATTTGGTTTCTTTGTTAACAATTTCAAAACCTTTAACGTAAGCTTTACCCGAGCTGACGCTTAACATCATTTTGGACTCTGCTTCCAGCTCAGTGAATTGTCCAACTAAACCAGTTTTTTCATTGAGCCTATATACACCGCTATTGTTTGCTTTTTGGTAATATTCTCTAATATCATAGTTAAAATCTTCTACAACGTAATCTCCAGATTCGTCGTAAGTTCTTCTAGCTAAAGTTTCTTCTAATAAAGTATAATCGGCGCTTTTTACCTGCCTCTCTACTACACCGTTATTTACTTGTAAAAGTTGGATGAAATTTTTATCAGTATTAGCAAGATATCCAAATTTTACCAATTTTAAATCTATCTTTAAGCGATGTGCTCCAGGAGCAGAAGCATTCGAATAACCCCTGGCATTATCATATAAAGATACATCCTCTTCTGGAGTAATCAAAGATTCTTCAATTGTAAATCCAACTTTTGCCGATGCTTTATCGTAGTATTTGTCGATAATTAAAAGTTGTTTGTCATTTCTTACAAAAAATCCATTTACAAAGTAAACACCTTCTTGTACCTCGGCGGCTGTACAAAATCCCATAGCTGGACTTTGTAATGTTTCTGTTATTAATGTAATAGGATCTGTAACATTAATACTAGTTGGGAGAACGCTACCATCAGTTCCAACTACTAGAAGAGGAGTATTTACACCACCGATTACTTCTAAAGTTTCTCCCTGTCGGAAAGTTTTCTCATTATTAGCATCACCGCTGGATGTATATTTTACAAATAATGTATCTGCCTCAATATCTGATCCATATTCAGCAAAAATGACCCTTCCAACTACACCAGAGTTTAATCCTTGTAAATCTACACCAATTAATTGCTTAATATCATATTTTTTATATACAATCTTTCCACCTTCATTTACTGCTACTTCCGAAACTGAAGATAGCTTTACATAATCTAAACTTGTATTAAGTCCGACCTCACCAGGAATTACTTGTTGTCCCTGCTTAAAAAGGAACCTACCATAGCTCTCAATCTGATTCTGAAGAATTGATTGGAGAGAGGTAAGTTCCCTTGTTTGGATTGAGTAACCTGGACGGAAAAGAACCTTATAAAAGTTCTTTCCACTATCAAAGTCATCATAGTATGGAGCTACATTAAGATTGGTCTTTTGTGGCATCGTACTCCGCCAAATACACTACTATATCGTTGAAGTATTTAGCGGAGTAAAAAGCAAATCAGAACTCGATAACTAGTTTGATATCTTCGATTTGGTCAGCAGCACGAGTAATTAGTCTTCTGTTTTCTACGTAAATAATTTCACCTGAATTATTTTCGATTTCTGGGAAAGCAAGACCGCTAGAGAATTGAACACCCTGTAGGTTTCCATTTTCTCCAGTTGAAACTGTTCCAGAAGCTAGAGAAGTAGCACCCTGGATGGCATTAGATCCATTAGATTCAAAAGGTCTTACTTTACCATTATTGGTATGTAGATCTGGAGATTGAATCCACTTTAGAACACCAGCACCGCCAGGACCTGGATTGCCACTATCTAATGTCCATGAAACTACAGTACCTTTGGCAGTACCACCACTAGCAGTAGTTTGAGTAATAATTTCGTCAACTTGGAAATCTGCTGTTGCTCCAGTAACTTTAGCGGCATATACACCGTTTAAAGTTGGGAGTGTAGCAAATGTAGTAGTTCCAGGTACATATGGATCTTTAATGATGCCGATTCTACGGAAATCATTATCAACAGGGAAATCACCAGATCCTTCAGCGTAAGTTAAACGAATATTCGTCATTACACGCTTAGCATTTAATTCTTGCTCAAAATTGGCACCATGACCACCTTGAGGAGGAATAATAACTTCAATCGCTCCAGTAGCAGTAGCACCAACAGTTTGAGAAGCAGTTAATGCTTGATCTGTATATAGTCCGTAAGGAGCTCCAGCAACGGTAGCGCCAGACTTTAGTGGAATGGTGGCATAAGTGTAACCAGAACCACCAGAAACGACAGTAGCACTTTGAATTGCTGTACTAGAAACTACAATTTCAGCAACGCCACCTGTGCCATCTCCGATGATAGGAGCATAGAAGGTTCCGTTTGGTAGATTCGTTCCAGCATTTTCAATATAAAGAACATCAATAGCATTTGGAGCAGCAGTAGCAATTGCTTCTGTAGCAGTTCTCGTTGAATTTCCTGGAAGAACGATCGGCATAAAGTCGGTCGAAAGGAAACGTAATACGTCATCAGTTGGGATGGTGTACATATACTTCCAAATGTAATCACCAGCAGCGGCAGGATCTTCCTTAAAGATACCATTTGAATATGAACCTTGACCAGCAGAAGGGGTGGTTTTTGGTTCGTTGGTTACCGTAGCGCCGCCAGGAGTTTTATCTTGTCCATTATATAAGCACTTAAATACTTCATACTGGGAGTTAATTAGATAAAACTTAGCATCAGCAATATTTGTAGCGCCAGTAGCAGAAGCTTTTCCGATTTGACCTCCACTACCAGGAGTTGTGGAATAGTCTGGCTTCCACATATCAAAAATTGGGTTAGCAGCAGGATCCCAGTTATAACGACGAATTACTGAGCGAGCAAAATCAGTCGTAATTCTCTTAGCAGCAATGATGTCATCATAAACGTTATATTTTTCTGATTGGTTATCTAGTGGTACTGGGGGAACATCTTCTGTAGCATAACGGTAAACACCAGTTAATGCTTGAGCTCCAGTGTCGGCAGTTCCATTCCAACCTTTTAATGTGCTAGTACCAGCAGCTCCAGGAGTTGATGTTGTGGTTGGTCCAATTTGATATAGAAGAAGTGAATTTTCATAAACTTCTCTAATTACCGCTTTGAAAGTGGCGGAAGCATAACTAGTGCCAACATAAACTTCGTCGCCAGCGACAAAAGCAGTAGCATTTTTATTGAAGATTTCTAAATAAGCATCCCAACGCTGGGGACGACCCACGAAGAAATACATTCTAGTACGTTCAGCGCCAGTGTCGGAAGAACCCTCAGACAGCGACTCAAGGAACTGGGTAGCATTGAAAATTCTAAATTTATCTGAGATGATAGCAGCCATTGAAAATCTCTCTGTGTAAAAAAACTTTGTCTGATTTATTTATATTTATACAATAATGAAGGGAATGATCTCATCATCTGTATTGATTGTGGTCGAACCTCTCAATACACTACAACCAACAAAAGTAGTAGCAGTTTTTCCTGTGTACTGTATTACGTTGCCACTGGAAGTGAATAGATAACCAGAAGTAGCAAAATATTGAGTGCTCTTCACTGATAAAGATCCTCCGATAGTACCTGTGACTAAACTGTTTGTAACAGGTTGCTGGTAAGAAGGAATTCCAATATTAAATCTATTTCCATTCGAAAGTAAAGCAGTAGTTTTGTTTTCGTTGGCATAATCAATGGTTAAAGATGGATATCCAAGTTGAAGTTGCTCAAGACTTAATCCAGAGCTTACACCAGAATCTACAAATATATTAGATTCAAAAGAACCTAGTGTTAATCCAGCATTTCCTAATGAATACGATTCCAATCCATCTGGTGTAATTTGTGATTTATTTTCTACAAAAATTGTTCCAGAATTTCTAAGAATTACCTCATTATAAGGATCGTTTAAAAATACATAAGATCCGTTTTGTAATTTAATTTTTTCTTCTAGAACATATTCTTCAATAATATAATCTAAAACCCCACTCTTATAGTCTACTTTAACTCCAGCGGATGCCGAAGCATTAATACCGCCGAGAATCATTGTTACTCGACTTGTGAATGTGTCAATATCCTGTAGAGATGCTGTAATTTCATTACTTACATACATCACAAATGGTTGCTGTGTATATACATCTGAGGTAAATTTAATTACTCTGGTATTGACACCTGCTATAGTGCTTATGACAGAGGCATATGTTTGAATTTCATCAATGGTAGATACTCTTTGTGTGATTACTGTGGAAATTGATGATATGTCAATAGAAGCAAGCACTTGAATTGTAGTAATTTCATCTGTTTTAGCATATGAAGATGATACAATATGGGATGAAGAAGATGCGGTCGCTGCTACAGAACCAATAGTCACACTAGATACAGTTGAAGATGTATCTAATTGAATTTGATCTTGTTGAGTAAGTTCTGTATTTAAATCAGTTAAAGTAACAACTTTAGAAGAAACAAATCCAGCAACTACAGGAGGATCTGATACTAATGGTAATACAGTAGTTTTAGTACTGTGTACATTAGTTACAATATTGACAGATGTTGGAGGAATAATAACAATTTGTTCACGAACATTTGGTTCAAATTGAGGTGGAGCAATAAATTGAGTTTGGCCAAATAAATCAATCTCGACGTTTTTAACAGATTGAATTTCACTTATCAATTCAAATGTAACTGTAGATTTTCTTTCGGCAGATGTAGAAGAAGCAACAGTAACTTCACTAATTATAGTATTGACACCACCAGAAAGTAAAGTTACAAATTCTGGATAATGTAATACCAAATCACCAGCATTATGTGGTTCTAAAATACTATCTTGGTATCCTCTAGTTAATCCTAGGAATCTATCAGATTTCTTACTTGTATAGTAAATTACTTCTCTACCAATTCTCAGTCTGCTTGGAGTATCTGGGAACCTTGCTGTGTTTGGTACATAAGCAATTGTATCATCCAAATCCATTGGAGCATCTAAGAATGTTCCAACTCCATTGATAGAATCGGCTCTCTCTTGTCTGAAAGCTTTATTTGCTTTGATTTGAATTATCTTAATAACTTCTTCAGTTGATATTGTCTGAAGAGATGCTAATGCTTCAAATCCTACAACACCACCGACAATCTGTGTTGCTACAATGTTTGTAGTATGCTGTACTGGTTCAATTCTAGAGACCGCTGCTTCTATCCTAATTTGGGATGGAAACTTCTTGTCGGTCATCTTAACTTTACGTTCTTGACCTTTTTTGGTAGCAACAACGGTTGTAATATCTCTATTTGTATTAAGATCTGGATTAAACCCACCAAAAGTTATAACAGAACTGATAGATTGTAAGGAGAAAGGACCACCCTCTACTTTAACTTCAGAATATCCAACCATCACAAAAACTGAGTCAATACTAGTTTGGATGTCTAAAACTGTTAAAGAATCTATTTTACGGGAAGATTCTTTTATTCTTTTGAATCTTCTAGCTACAACAACTTTTGGTGGTTGGGTATATCCAGAACCAGGATCGGTAATGACAATATCTAAAATTTGTCCTCCGTGAGCAATCACTTCAGCCTTGGCTCCACCACCATTTCCATCTACTGGGATGAAATGTATTTCTGGAGTTGTGAAATATTCATAAGCTGTTGGTTGTAAAAGAATCCCTGTTTCTAAGTAAAGATTGAAATCTCTTTTGTTCCATTCAACGTCAGAAACATTAAGTGTCGTTACTTCACCAAAAGCATTAACGTTAGCAGTAACGCTCAATCCAACACCCTGAGTGTCACCTTCGTAGTCACTAGTTAATACTTTAGCAAAGTATCCGTTTTGGACGAGATCATTATTTCTATAAGATGTTGTTTTTCCTGTATCTGGAGTGCGTAAAACTTCTCTAAAAGAACTTTCGCCATCAATTAAAATTTTATCTCCAGGTAATAAATTGCCCAATAGAGAAAATTTATTATTCCAAGTAGCATTTGCTAAAGATGATCCATACAACCATGGAGAAACAAATCTTTCTAAAATTCTATCGCCATCTTCATCTGTTTTATATTCATATGATATTGTGTATGATCCAGGAATTGTAATTACTTCAGGTAAATTTGTATTGGTATCATATACATCTAAATTTACAAGTTCCAATGAATCTTGTGACAATTCTATATTCTTAGGATTACTAAAAACAATATTAATTTCATCTGAACTTACTATTTCAACATTTAATACTTTACCTACAACAACATTTCCTTGCTTTACATAATTTCTATCGAGGCTATTTGGAGCATATACATCTAAGAAATTTTTTGTTACATTAGTTCCAGAAAGATTAACTATGATGCTATTATTAAAGGTATAAGGTTCAAAATCATAAAAAGTTAGTGTCTTTGGAATATCTCTTCCGTAAAGTAAAATGATAGATACGTTTTGATATATTCTGTTTCCAGATGTCTTATATGATAGTAAATTTTCTGTGAATGTAATATTTGGACCAACAATCTGGTAGGAATCTCCTTCTCTTTGGAGAACGCCATCTATAAAAACTAAAGCATATTTCGATTCGTCAATTTTTCTTACGGATTTTGTAATTTCATCTAAAATTAAATATGGTCCACCAAATCTATACTCATAAAGCTCCGATTGAATTGTAAGTCTTTCATAACTTCCGACAGAGTATATAAAACAATGCTCATAGTTTTTTAGGGACTCTGGAATTTCTTCTGGTGGTCCATAAGCATCTTCATTATCAATAGGTGGTTTGGAGAAAATAATTTTATCTGGAACATTTACATTATTGGACCTTTCAATTTGATATGAATTGCCATATGGAATTCCAGCTTCCATTCTTGCTTTTTGTATTACACCATTCAGTCCGACAAGGAAATTTTCATTTGGATCTGTTTTTACTGGGGTTCCATCATCTTCCCAATATAAATCAAATACAAATTGAACACCGTCAAATTGATCTGAAATATTTTGAACTTTTCTAAAATATCTATCTGTTAAAGAAGGATTTTTAAACTTAAATAATCTACCATAAAACTTAACTTCATTAGTTTCTTGACCTTCTACGATTCTCTTTCCAAATGGAGGAGAAGAAAATTCAATTTGATTACCATTTACCGTATAAGAAACTCCAGGTTCTTGCCAAATACCATCTAACGTTATAATTAATTGTTCTGGTTTGTCTACAACTACAGGAGAATTTGAATTCTTATCTACTAAAGTAAATATTTTTGTACCAACTAATTGTCCTGTATTTGAGTCAAATTCTCCATCAAATTCTGGAGTTAATTTTAAATCATAAACTCTAGTTTCTGATGTATCAAAAGTATCGACGGAAACCGAACCAGTTCCATTTTCTACTGAAATAGAATCGAATTTTACCCAGGATGTTGTTGATTGATATTTGGATGACAATGAAGTTACATCTAAAGCTGGTAACTCAATAACAGTATAATGTGATATTGGAGACTGTTCAACAGGCATTGGAATGTCTGCTTTACTATCAATAACCATCTCGCTGAACATTTGAAATCCAGCTGGGTGAGTGGTCTCCTTAATTAAATCTCTCCAAACTTCGATAGATGTTTTCGATTTAATTACATAAGAATAATCTTGATAATAGTAAGAATCTTGTAATCTTTGATTAGCACTGCTAATTTTTCCTCTATCACCAGCATAAGATCCAAAATTATCTACATAAGATCTAAGATCTACAGAAAATTCTGTTGTGTATTGATCATAAACATAAGCGGTTCTATTGCCAGTAAGACTTCTAATTTCGCCATTTTCGATGATACCTTGAATTGCTCTAACTTTTAACAAGTTACTTCCGTCTTTCCATCCTTCATTAGTAACAACTGCTTTAGCTCCAGTAGAATCTTGTGTGATTACTTCTCCAGCGAAAAATGTATCAGAAATATTCTTTAAGGCAAGCGTAGTAGCGCCTTTGAAAAATCTAGTAGTAGAAGTATCTGAATTATATCCTCTTCCTGGATTATTAATCTTTACATTTTTCGGAACACCAATCGTTTTGGATTCTAAGTAAACACGAACGTTTCCTTCAGCAATTCTTACTGTTGGTTTGTATGTAAAACCAGATCCTGGTTTTTTAATTCTAACTTGAGTTAACTCACCGTTCAAAGAATCACATTCATATTCATAATTAATTCCATCTCCATCGATAATCACTACAATTGGATTGACATACCCAGATCCTTTTTTAATAATATTAAATCCAACAATTTGTTTTTTCAAAGGATCCCATACTGGATCTACAATAGCTTCATTTTCTAATGTTGGTGAAATACCAGATATGATGGGTAGTTTTTTATAATTTCCGCCAGTATTAATAATTTTTAATGATACAATACTACCAACAGCATTAGTTGATGAAGTGGTGTATGTCATACTCCCAGTTCCATCATATGCAGGAACGTTATCAACAGAATAAACAAATCTAGTATCTGTAGTGTATAAAACTTTTTTTGGACCAGATAGAGGATCATCAACAATACTTAAGTATGAACCACCAGTGTCTACATCTGGAGATACTTTGATGAAGTAAAAATAATTTTGAAAATTGATTGGTTTTCTTTCTTGATATGTGTTTGAAGAAATTGCTGGACCAAATCCAAGTTTAATAGACACATATGATCCAGCATTACCAGGAGAAATTGTACTAACCTCTTTTTCTTCTGTAAAAATGTTATAGTTAGAACTAGAAGAATAAATCTAGATAAGTATCTCCCATTGATGGGTGACTGACATCAAAAATATATTTGTAGTATTTTTGAATTTTAATTACTGGATTGGTATCAAAATTAAATTGATCTTTAGAAAATTCTAATTTGTACTTAGATTCTTCGACATGATTTTATCGAAACTAGTTTAGCAGGAATACTTTGATCAAAGAATGAAGAACTTATCGAAAGAATTTGGGGATTACTTACAGAATATTCGAAAGCAACACTCAAATCGTGTGAAGACTTATCATATGAAATTAAATATGGTTTTGTTGGAGATTCTCCGAATGGTCTAAAACCATTTTCTAATCTGTAAAAAGATTCATACAAAGAAACTTCAGATCCATCGAAATAATTTTGAGGTATAGTGCCTTTTTGCCCTCTTGAAACAGTAATAGATTTTGCAACAATATCGACTTTAGTTATCAATAAAATTTCATTGCCGATCTTGATATAATCGTCTTTAGAAAGATTTGTAACATTTGTCAGTCTCAGCTCGGTATTGTCAAAGGCAAAACCAGAATGAGTAACCTCAACAACTAAACGTTGAGAACTTTCTTCTGTTGGTACTCTCGATAAAGAAGCATCAGAAACTGTTAAAATATCTCCTCTCTTATATCCACTTCCTTTATATGAGAGAATAATAGATGAGACAACGCCAGCACCAACTCCCCCTGGGTTAGAAACAACGACCGTAGCTTTAGCATTTTTACTATTTCCAGGAGCTCCTAGTCCATTTCTAGTTTTGGTTTGATCCTGGAAAATTAATTCTACATCATAATATACATCAGTAGTATATCCTTTGCCACTATTTAAAATTTCGGCACTACCAACACCAGTATCAACAATAGTTGATCTATGTACTGGAGGAATCAAAGAAACATTTTGATATAATCTTTTTCTCACATAATATTGGGTTGTAGAATCAATATCATTTGGAGTAATGGTAACGTCAACCATATCACCAGAACCTAAACCATGAGGTTCCGAAGTTTCTACAATGGCAAGGTTATCTTCATACAGATATGGAGTTAGACCAGTACTTAATGATTGAATAGAAATTATTTTAGATCTATTAGTATCACTTAAGTTTGTGCTACGTAGATAATAATCTTCTGTTACAATAAATTCGCCAGAAGTGACTTTAATTTTTACTGAGTTTTGTCTTGTAATTGTTTCTAAAATTAAACCAGTGGCTATAACTTCTTTGTCATCATTGGTCAACGTCATTGTTGATCCAACAGTAAAATTAGAATTTTGACTTAAAACTAACTGAATGACTAAAGTATCGGAATCAACTGGAACATCTTTTACAAATGTTCCAAAAGAATTTCTTAAAACTAAATCATTAGAATTAATTACATCACCTATTAAATATCCTTGAGCTAAGATAGTTCCATCAATATCTATTTGCTGTACTTTATCTCCAGCAAATAGATATGCACTTTCTTGAATAAAAACTCTAGAAGCCTTAGTCTCTACAGATTCTATTGATGATATATTTTTTCCAGTAACTTCTTTAACAGTTAAAACTGAACCAGAACCATCGGTTCCAGTATTATCAACATGTACAGCATTTCCTGGCGAAAAATTATTTGGAGATGACTCTACAAAAGATCCAGATATATTACCAACTTCTACATCTTTGATTAAACCAGAAAAATCAAATCCATTTTGATCAGTTGCTGAAGTTTTTAAAGCTTTTAAATTGGCAGGAATATCATCCTGTGAAATATCAGAATTATAATTCGAATCTACTGGTAGAGAATAATAATTTAAACCAATAATGTATGGAAACTTAGGAACTTCATTTTGATCTACAGTTATGAAATAAGCATAAGTTCCGTTTGGATAATCTGGAGTTACACAAAATCTTCCGTTATTGACATCAAGTTCTGTCTTTCCAGAATTTACTGAAGGTATCCACTTGTAATCATCTACAAAAGTTCCTAGAGGATACAAACCAGTGTCTGGTCCATTTGGTCTAGAAGATTTTAACTGATATCCACTTGATAGTCTAGTGATTGATGAATTTGGGTTGGTTGGATTTGAATATCCATATGGACCATAGATGGGATTGCCATCGTAAGCATAACCTAATATCGGAGAATGAACGTTTTGATATAAAACATTGCTTGTATATTCAGACTGAGTTAAATATGCTCTCTTTCTTACATTAATAGGATTAGCAATATAACCATATCCATAATCTCTAGTTAAATTATAATTTCTTAAAATCGTGCCATTGCTAGAATCTAAATTGTTTTTTACTCGATTATATCTATCATAAACCCACTTTTTGATCTCTGCTGTTGCTGAGGCATTCTTACCAGCAGGCTCAACTATAACAGTGGTATATCCTCTGGTATAAAATCTTCCTTTACTAATTTTACGAACAGATTCTATTTCTCCCTTTGAAGATAAAATAGCTTCATACTCAGCAAAATTTCCTTTTCCTAAGGTATCAATAATAATAATTTTTGGTGGCGAAGAATAGTATCTACCTGGATTTACAATATCTATGCTAGTAATAGCACCATTAGTAATAACAGGAGAAAGAATAGCTCCTTCACCAGAAGTAATTCTAATAGTTGGATCTTTTTTATAATTTTCAGTTGTTAAAATTTCTATAGAATCTACAACAGAACCTGCCAGATTTGCTCTAGCTTTGCCTGGAACTTCGTCAATTAAAACATAGGGAGCAGCAGCATATGAAACTCCTCTATTAGTAATGGACGTTGAAACTATAGGTCCATATTTAATTCCATCTGTGTCTTTATATCCAATTGCTACAGCGCCATCTATAAAAATTCCGACATCTCTAGATGGGGTTGTATATACTTCGGTAGTAGTGATTGGTTTTTTTCTGATAAGTTTCAGATGTTTTTGGTCATTCAGTTGTTCTGTATAATTGGTATCTACCAGAAGATTGCCCTTTGGATATCCAGAAGAGCAAATATAATAATATTGATCATCTTCTAAAATTGCACCAATATCAGCCGAATACTTGGATTGAACTCCTTTGATATAAGTTGGATTTAAATCGGGATCTGTATTAATTAACCATCTATTTCTGTTTTGATTTCTGTTAAAGATGATTGGATCTAAAGTTTTAAATCCAGATTCCGAAACTTCGACAAAATCTTCAGTGCTTGAATAAGGAGCAGATTTTGAAGGGATTAGGTTGTAAATTAATCCAAACGAAGTTAAACGTACACCATTACCATCATTGATTGACGAATATGAATAGACGGTCTCGTTATCACCATGATTTCTAATTGGACCTACTCTATTATCAATAATAAACTGGTTTACAGTTTTATCCGAATATACAATTACTTCATCACCTAATAGAATTTTTCCTTGCTGAGGAAAACCAAACGTAGATTTGACGTTAATTCTATCGCCAGTAGTGAGAGTGTTTGAAGTAGCTGTTGTTGTAGTTGTTTCGCTGGCAACTTTAAATTGCCCATTTATGGTGCTTGGTTCTAAAACTAACTGATAGAAATCATCACCAATGTCAATTACATTATCTACTACAGCAGAAGCAAATGTCAATGTTTCATCAAAAGAATCCAATTCTTGGGTAATTACTCTACCAACTAAATTAAATGGATTTCCAGAAGTAACTTTTACTTTTAAAATATAATCACTTACCCAATCAGATACCGAAGATTTTAGCGTAAAATCTTTTGGATTGAATACCTCTGGTACATCATCTTGAGTTTGGGAAATAATTGAGTTGAAAATAAATTTTATAGATCTATCAGTTCCCTTTGCTCTATAAAATTTGCCAATATTCTTGATTAACGTTCTTTTATCTACATCACGCTTTAAATATGCTTCTGGAAAAGATCCAAGATAAGTCTTTTCAAATTCTTTGACTAAAGCATACAAAAACAAATTACTAATATTTTGAACAACATCGCCTGTATAATGTGCTTGTGCTGCCGTAGTAACAAATGTGGAAGAATGATACAAATCTCCCAGTGTTGTATTACCACTTACACCCCTAGACACGTATAAAAACTGGTTATCAGTTCTTTCCTGATAAAACAGAATTTCATTGCCTATTTTGATATAACCATTTTCTTTAGGGAATGATGTTGCATCATCTACAAAAATAGTTGTGGCGTCAGCATTTACATTTGCTGTCAATGTAGTTGACTGCTTGAGTAAATGTTCTTCATAATAGTCAATATTCTTATACTGATCTAAATTGGATATAATATCCAATGGCTGACCAGCAGACTCCAAATGCTCATAGTATTTTTCTATGAATTTAGAAAAATTCTCATACTCATTTGTTATAAACCCTGGAAGTTGTGAATCAATCAGGGATGATATCCTTCTCTTTTTTGGAGCCATTTAATTACTCTGGATATGCCGTAAATTTACTTCTAACAACATCAACATCTAGGTACACTTCTCTTGAAGCACTGATGTCATTAGAAAAGGGTTTAACCCGTACTTCAATTCTGTTATCACCAAAACTACCTTGAATGATAGTTACATTATAAAGTTTGATTTCACCTTTAGCATAATCAACCGTACCCAGAGAATCATTTAATATAATTTTTTCACCTGTTAAACTGTCTAATCTATATAGGTAGATTATGCCATCCTTATCCTCGAAATAGACTGTGTAAGTTGGGAATTCGGTCACTTTAAATCCAGTTGACATGAGAGTTGGACCCTCACAATCTTTGTCAAAACGATTTTGATAGCAAAGCTCATAATATGAAGAGGAATTGATCTGTGGATAAAAATCTTTCCTCATCATAATAGATGTGGCATTTGAATTGATGGATGGATCGGCATTATCGATAACTGATACAAATTTACTAAATCTAAACTTCCCGTTGAATTTTTCTACTGTGGATTGAACAAGATAACTTTCGATAGCGTTAATTACCTTATTTCTAATTTCTTCAGGTCTTAATGTTGTATTGTTTACAGCATAGAAAATTGATGATGTTGCTTCAATGTAAAGTAATGAAGGATCAATAATTTCTGGTGTCACAGAAGCAACCATATATTTTTTGAGTTTAGCTACAATATCTCTTTTTGTACTAGAAGATAAGAAGCTAGCATTTGATGGTTTAATGACGATCTTAACCTTTCCATATTCTGGGGGAAGATCTTCCTCTCCACCAAAAGTTATAATGTCAGAAACTGCTGGGTAGATTTTCCTCACAATGCTGGCATAATCTGAAGAAGTTACAGCACGATCTTGAGTTCCAAAATATTTTGGAGCATTATATTTAATCTTGGCAATGCTTTCTACGCTAGCACCACCATTCGCCACATCAGAAAATGTGACGTTAACGTTATATGGATACCCAGAAACATCAAACAAATCGGTTACAACGCCGTTGAATGTAAAATTCTTCGCTCCATTTGTAGAAGGACCGTTTGTAGTAAGATACGATACTTCAATTTTGTTATTATTTTCTAGCTTCTTTCCTAAAATACCATCGCCAAAAAATAATTCATATCTTTCATCTTCAATCTCCTCAAGAAAGAAGACTCTTGACTGTGGTGTTACATCTAAAATATTATCCGAGTAGTCGTAAGTTTGATATGAAGTTGCTTGTACACTTGGATAAACGTTTACACGAATTGAACTAATATCAACGTTTGGGTTCTGTAAAATAAATCGTTGTGGTAAAGATGAATTTACTGTGTATGTCGTTGTAATAACAGTTCCTTCATATACAGGTATATTTTCAAAATATGCTGTTCCATTCTGTACAGGGGTTGTGTGATCGTCTACAGCGACAAATGAATATAATGTATCATCAAATGTTGTTGTGAATCCAGTTCCTTTTTGTAATTTGGCAACTTTGGGAGATGATTGTGGATAACTAACACTAAAACTAATCGTTGTTACAGGAGCTACAATGCTCTTTGGTCTGTATCCTAATTGTTTCGCTAAAGCTACTACGTTATCTCTTAATGTCGCTGAATCGAGAAATAACTCGTTCACCAACATGTTGGCATTGAAGGCACTGTAATAAGTGTTGTAGGCAAGGGCATCCAACAGGACACTCATTGCCGATCCTTCAAAATCATACGAAGTGAAGTCTGATTGTCCTCTTAAGTATTCCTTAAGAGCTGTTTTTATTTGGTTAAAGTCTAAATTAGAGACTTGTACGTATGATGGCATGGTTATCTAGCACTCTCTAGGAAGAATTCTACGTTTGCTTGTAAATCATCACGACCAATCACTTCATACGTTAGAGAAATGTCATAACCATTGTCATCAAAATTAGTATCTACAGTAAGATCTCTAATTCTGACTCTTGTTTCATATTTTCTCAATACAGCATAAATCTCATCACGAATGATGGAAGCAGTACCAAAATCAAGTGGTTCAAATAATAAATCATATAATCCAGTACCGATATCAGACTTAAAGAGTCTTTCGCCTTTTTTGGTTAGCAAAAGACTCTTTATTGATTGTCTGATGTCTGCAGTATCCTTTAATACCTGTAAATCCCCTGTAACTGGATGAGGCTTAAAATTCAGATTAAAATCCTTAAAGGTCTGAAAAGTAGGCATTAGAGATAGTTTTTAACTATTTATCTCTATTGATGCCACCTCTCGACAAAATCATCGAAGCCACCTGCCCCACCACAAGGTCTTGAATATCTGTCCTCTGGGATTTTATATTTTGCTTTTTGTAACAATTTATCTGATGCTGGATCTGTAATTAAAGTCATTCCTGACTTGATAAAGTCATCACCTTTATCTACGGGTGAATTTGCCATCTGTTTTCTCCTTTATGGGGTTGAACAGAACTTTTTAAGGGGTTCCTATCCCTTTTACTATTCGATTGTACATCTCGTCAGACCAGTACTTATAATAATCTGTTTTTGATAAATCGGCACGTGCCTTTAATAATTTATCACGCTTCTGGCATAGTATTAAGTTTGCTTTACCAAAATTCGACTGAACTCCATTGATAAAAGTTGTTTCCTCTTTATGATCATCTAACCAAATACAGTCCCTATAAGTCATATTAAGTTCAGATACTTTTTGGAGCATTGACGCTATTGAAACGTCATCTTCTACGATAAAGATCACTACGTCCGCGCCTTTTATCAGAGTCACATTGCTCAGAGCGCGTTCCTCAATAATCACAGATGCTGAAAAAGCGTAAGGGCAGATGGAAAACCCACCCAGCTCCTCACGCTTCACGGAAATATTCTTAATCCACTCTCTTACCTCAGCGGCCTTGTCCACGATACTTCTTCCTAGCGCCATTACGAGATGTCGCAGAGTATTTAGTGTTCATAGAACGCCCCTGGCGAGTGAGCTTCGGTTTACCAGGAGTATATCCAGATTTTACCAGACCAACTTTTGATTTTGCCATAATTACCTCAATGAACTACTGTATTATACCATAATTACCCACGACTGCCAATAATGACTGTGGGATCTCCAAACGGTACTGTCAGTGGTCTGTCAGTACCGATTAATTGTGCCTTATCTCCCTGTACTGCTGGCAACTTCTTATCAAAAAAGACAGAAGTGTTGACAGATGCTTGGATCACTCTCGTGCCTGGTTGACATGGTAGGGGTGATAGAGGATTAATTTTCTGCCCCTCAACGTTATCAGCAGTTGTACCAGTCACATAGTACTCTGCTGGTTGCTTATTAATATAAATGCCAGGTGACTTGATTGCTTGCCCTCCTAGTGCCTTAGCAGGATATAAACATGTCCCATCAGAACTGGGGGTGTCAAGTGTTTCCTTCGTGACCAGCAATGGCATCTTCAATCCTCTGTAAGCGGTGTTCTACTTCGTCTAGGTACTCTGTGATCTTTAAGTGCTCAGAACGTCCTGGAGGGCGATAGAGCAACTCCATTTTACTCAGATAAGAGCTCAGTTCTTTCTTCGATAGATAATCGTTCATTCCGAGTTTCTCCATTGTCTAGGATAGTTTCTACGCTGAGATCTGTGGGTGCTTTAAGCTCATCGTAGTATTGCTGAGCTACGCTCTCAATGTTATCACAAAATTCGTCAAATTGATCAAACATTGTCTCTTGTAATACGCCGTCAGGCGTCCTGTAAGTAACTTTGTGTTTCATTTTGATTTCTTAATTTGATTTTTCATAGATTTGTAAGACTCCCTCATGTTCTTCCGAGTATTCAGGTGCATTGCCCTTGTGGTGGCTTTGCTAAGATGTTGACCTTTTTTCATAATTTTTTTGGCGGGAAATTTTTTTATATAGAGGGACCCGTAAAATATTTATCGGGCGCTGGGAAACGTTTGTAGGTTAGAAAGAAGGTACTTTTTTGGCATCGCTCGGCCCCGCCGACATAACGATAACGTTATAAAATAACAGTCCCCCCTGGGGTGTGCCCAAGGGGGTGTGCTAGGATCAACCGTTGCCCATCACCACGGCGTAGGCAGAGGGCGAAGCGATTGCCTCTCGCTGTGCCCACTGCTGACTGCCTCGCTTGGTCTTGAACTTGAATCCAGCGGCGGCGAGTGCCTCGGGGGTGGCGGTGGCGAAGTTCATCGGTGGTTGGTTGCTGTGTGTATTGTAGCAGGTGTGGGGTCGCCCCCTCAGTGGCGGTCGCTGATGTTCCAACCGTAGGTAGCAGGGGCAGGTGCCTGATAGGTGCCCTCGGCGTGTGCCTTCAGGATCGCTTGGCGACGTGCCTCCTCGGCGTTCACCTTGGCGGTGTACTGTGCCATGATGGCGGACATGTCGAGTTTGGTCTTGGTCATTGGTCGTTTCGTTTCGATGTGATCAGTCTACAGGCAGGCGGTGCCCCCTAGAGGGGGGCAGTGGACAGTTCAGGCACCGAACACTAGGTCAGCGATGGCGTCGGTGATCTCGGTTGCTCGGCACCACTTCATCGGGGCACCGTGAACGGGGCACATCCAGATCATGCAGGGTTCGCCAAACTGCTGGGCGATACGGTAGGCGTGGTGCATGTCGGTTGCCCACTGGCAACCCCACTGATCGAACTCGCCCCAAGCGGTAGGTTGGACAGCGATGGTGTGGGTCATGTCGGTTCGTTTGATCTGTGGTTATCCTACAGGGTCAGCGGCGGATCAGGTCGCCTGCTGTGTACAGTGCCTCTGCTGTCACATTCCGAACGGGTTGGAGGGGTTGCCATAGGATAATGGCGGCGAGCACGATCAGCACGGTTTTCATGGTACGTTTGTTCTTCACAGGTCTGCCATCATGTCGTTGATCTGGCGATCGTTGATCATGGCAGAATCCCATGCTACCCCATCGGGGGTCTGTCCTAGGTGGCGTCCGATCTGCCCGTCAACCATACAGCGAACGAACTTATCCCATGGGGTCTCATCATCGGAGCAGAACTCTACACACGCCTTAGCGGTGTTGTAGAGGAACTCATCGTTCTGCATCCAGAGGGCGACGTTCCAGGTTTCGTAGTTAGTCCAACCGTTGTAGGTCAGTGCCATGGGTCGTTTGTTTGAACTGAGGTCAGTCTACAGGCAGCAGGGGGAGGATATGGGGCAGCAGTGGACACTGCCCCGACTGTCACAATTTCTCTTCAGTGATCACGGAAGATGTGGCAGGGTTTGAACTTGTCACCATCGTAGCAAGCGGTGAAATCGTAGCGAAGCGATTGCTCCCAGGTTGCTTCCCAGTCTACCACGATTGCAGAGGGCACATGCTCACCCATCTCATCGAAGTAGTATTCAGCAAACTCTGCCTCATTGTCGAAGTGTCCCTGATAACGTTCGTCACAGCAATCGATGTAGGACATGTCGCCCATTTCTTCGATCAAAGCGTCAACTGCCTCGTAACCGATTGCTTCACCACAACGGACGTATTCTTCGTAGAAGTTACAGAAATCGTCGGTATTGTGGGCATCGATGAACTCTAGCATGTCATCCAGAGCATAGTTCTCCTCCAGAAGTTCATCGATCTTCTCAACAGTAACAGCGTCGAGAACTTCTTTGTAGTTAGCAGTCAAAGTGATGGACATTGTTGAAAAGAATTGGTTTGGGGTTGTGGGTGCCCCTAGTTCCCACATTCTAGCAGTGGTGCTAGTTCCTGGAGCGAGGTTAAGGGGTCTGTGGGGTTGCCCCCGCCGTTCCTCCCCTTATGTGACCATTGTAGGGCATCGGCAGGAGGGTGGCGATCCCTCAGTGCCACCTGTTCAACCGTCACATGCCATTCAGGAAGTCGGCAAGCGCCTCTTTATACTCTGCCTCGGTGGCGAACACCCGTCCACCGATAGTGCGTGGGTACTGTGCCTTAGGGGCAGGGGTAGTGGGCAGGTCCCGACCCTTATCCAGGATCTGCTGAGCGTAGGGGTTGTAGTGGGTCATTCCCTTGGTTTGAACTTCAGTCATTATAGGCACGGGGCGGGGCGATTCCAGGGGCACAGTGGACAGTCTGGCGACTGGCAGCGCGGCCGCAGCATTTGTTTAACTTTGGGTCGTAAAATCGATCTCCAAACTAACAACAGCACCATCATCATAAAATGACTGATCATTGTAACCTAGCAGACAATCTTCCATCAATTGTTCTTCCATTTCTTGATACATTTCTTGTAGTGTCATGATAATTTTTTGATAAAAGATCTGATCATTATGTATAATAAAAAAGACCCCGTGTGTCGGGGTCTTGAATATTCTACACATGACCCAAGACAGGGCATGTTGTAGTGCATCAATCAACCAAGTCTCATGCTGGAGAAGAAAGGAACTGTGGTCAATCCTTGGGCGGTGTTGATACGAACAAACCACTCAAATTGCTTCTGGAATACACAATCTCCAGGTTCACCGTGCTCTGCCAGAATAGCATTCAGGCGAGATTTGGTGGTGTTCGATTGCCAACCACCATCAAACAAACGGATGAAAGTATCACCAACCTGGGCGATATTGTTGCCGTGAAGGAATACAAATGCCACACCATCTTGGTGGGTCACCATTGTATTGCCCGACTGCCAATCCTTCCCGCTGGTGATAGCAGCGTTCATCAGGCGTTCGATCTTCCTCATGGGTCGTTTGCTGTTGACTTAGGTAGTATGGACGGGATTGGGGGCAAAGTCAAGCGGTCTGTGCCACCTCTCAGACTGTCACCAAGGCGTGGTGATACCGTCTTTAGTGTTTAGATTGCTGTCGGCAAGTTCTGTCACCTCTGTAGGATACACAGGTTCGGTATCTTCTAGCAGTTCAGGATAACATTCACTAACCTCTGTAATTAGTTCATCCTCAGTATAATCGGTGAGGTTATTCACCAGACAATCGTATGCAAACTGTTCTAGAGTTTTCATGTCCATACTGTCCAGGATTTGCTGGGCGTAGGCATCAATCAGGTCTGCTTTGTTCATGATAGTTTCAGTTAAGAATGATACGATAGTCGATGGACTTAACACACCAACCTGTTGCACAGGTGATTTCTTCTACCAGATCATCTTCATCATCTGCCTCCCAGATAGTGCCGAACACACCATCACGGAGTTCTTCTTTATACTCATCGGTGAGAGGTTCATCGAATGAGTCATCAAAATCAAAAGCGATTTCAGTAACTTGGAATTGCATTTCAGGCACCGATCACAGAAACGTCGATTTCTTTAATGTTAAGTCCACACAGTTGATTGTAGACTCGTTCTTGAATTGTAGAACATTTTGCCTTAGTTCTTTCATACCAAATGGTACAACAACCATCGGCAGTTTCGACTCGGATTCGAATGTCTTTCAAAGGATCAATTCCTGACGACTTAGATACAATACAGCAAAAGGTGCCCACTGGGGGAAAT